GCATCTTGTGCATATGCCTTAACCTTAAATAATCTATCAGACATTCCATTGACAACAATATCAATAAACTTTGGAAGAATAGGAACCGGGGTCCAATCAAGATTTAGATATGATAAATCTCCGTCAATAGCTAGTTCATTTTTGTATTTAGCAATCGATTGTTCTCCACGGGCATATAGTCTTAGCCTACGAAAATCTTTCCATTGACCATAGTATCTGCATGAGTTTCCGTCTTTTCTAAACCATTCGTATTGAATAGCCTGACCTACTTGTAACCCGAAAGCATCAGATGCTTTCTCTGCGTCAGTTGCTAACTGACTTGGAAATGATACAGTAGTTATTTCGATTGCTACATTTTTCATCTAATCAATTGACTTGTTGTTCCTTCGTTTTTATATTTAGCGAAGTTAATAATTAATTTCGATTCTTTTTTCTCAGGTATGTAGAGATGCTTTTGATTTGCCATGATACATAATCCGGAACTTATCGAGGCATCAAACCTTGTTCTGTCGTTTATATCAAACTTAGCCCAATCCTCAAGTGTTCTTGTAAATGGCATTGTTCCCATCTCTTCAGGGTCTCTGTATTTTGCCTCCATATCAAAACCTACATGCTTTTCAATATACGACTCAATTGCTGAGGCATGTGCCTGTCTTATATCTTCTGATGAGTTTGGAATACCACCTAATTCACGTTCTGTTTTTGATAGTTTACTTATTTGCTTATCAGGTCTATTCATTGAAAATCCTCTGTAACCCCTGTTTTTAATATGATACAAAAGCCTTGGTTTATTATTTTCAACTAAAATTGGCATTCCGTAGAATATACAAGCCATGAGAACTTCTTCAAAAAATATCTCTGCTGTTTGAGGACGAGCAATGTATTCTAAAAAAAACTCATTTACCGGGGCATCATCCATATGGAATTTAGTCATTCCATGCAGTGAACCATTTGACCCTCTTCCTCCAACAACTGCTGAGATGTCATACGAGTCACAACCAAATGAGCCAAGGTGTTCATTCCCGGGATACTTAATACCATTACGAATATGCACGTTATTCTGCATATGTTTTGGTGGTGCCCAACTCATTAAAAATCTACCTCTAATATCAGGAGTCCAAATAACTTGAGTGTCTTTGATTCCATCTTTCCATGAAAAAGACCCACGAGTAAGATAATGCTCCTTAATCATTGAGTCATTGTAGTCAATTTGCTGATAGATTTTTGTCAGATTAAATAAAGCCTGCTTACTCTCATCTCTAAAAGCATGAGACTTTGTTCTTGGGAACTGACGATAAAACTCATTCAGTGCGTCTGCATCATTCTTTAATGACTCAACCTCTGCCTCCCAATAATCAATGGCTCCATTTTTTATCATATTGCCATCCACACCCATAACAGGCTCTTCCGGCTTACGGAATACAGGATGACCATACCTATCAATGAAACCTTCCAAGTTCCATTCCATGGGAATGAACAAGGAATATAGACCACTTTTAGTCTGACCGTTAGCATTTCGCTTTAATACATTTGAGTCCTCAAACATATCCTTGTAGTTCTGACCTCCTTTTGATAGTGCGTTTGAGGTAGAACCCATCATACACTTACCAATAATCTTACTACCTAACCTAAGACAAGTCTTTGTTACACGCCAATTCTCTTTAATATTAACCGGCTTTGTCCACTTTCCGGATTCGTCATGAGCCAAGAATAATAGCTTTTCTCCATCATATGAGTTGTCATCCGTATTTTTCCAATCTATTGACGTGTCAAGACCTTCTACCTCCGTATCATCTTCATCATACATATTCTTCTTGGTAATCTTAGATGCCGGTATTCTAAAGAAGACGACTATTGATAGGCACAACCTTGTCTGTAAACATTTTCTTAGCATCGGGACCCGTCTTTGATAGCATGCCTATACGTGCATTTCGTGCAAGTGTACCTATGTTCACACATTCAGAAGATGCCATAAATGAGAACCCGGAACGTCTAATCTTTAGGTATATCATACCAAATGCTCTTGGGTCCGCACGGCATGCTTCCCAAAATATCCAATAGATGCGGTTGGCTTCACGGAAGTCAGGATAACCAACGTCAATACTTGACCATTGCAGATAAGTATAATGAGAACCGGTTATGTAAGTTTTAACGCCATTGTTCATGAACCAAAAACCTTGTTCTCTATAGTCGAACTCTTGCTCGATATAGTCAACCCAACGGTTTTTAAATTCTTTTGGCTTTTCGTTCCATTGGAATATGGATTGTATTCTTGCTAAATCACGGGGTAATTCATGACGTTCCCAATATTGTTCAGCTTTTGAGGAGTGTCTTTGAAAACACTTATCGGGAGTGGCAGGCAATGCTATCTTAATTCCTTCAATCTCTAAGATTTTACCAATCTCACCTGTCTTTGAAATTACTATAACATCGTATTGTTCATTATATCCATATAGCCAAGACTTCACTCTATTTTTATTAGAGATGACAGCAGGCGGTATGTGGTTCTCCACTATACGGTAAAGACTATTGTTTTGACCTTCGTTCTGCAAATCCTTGTTTTGTATCTGTTTTACTTACTCCACGCTCTGCGGAATCTAAGTTTTCTTTTTCTGATTCTATTCTACTTAGTATTTCAAATGCATCAAAGATAGCTAACTTTTTAGCGGCTGCTGCATTCTTCATTTTGTCGGCAGATACGTCAGTATCTGACTCAGTATTAATAATGTCTTCCTCAGCAACTTTTATAAGATGATTAACAGCTTTATATCCGGCATCAATGATTCTTAACTTTATCTCTCTAATGTCTCTCATAATTTCATTGTTATTTGATGGTCATACATTCTGTACAATTTCTCATCATCCACTGTGAACTCATATTCGCTGTCAGGAGAGAAGCAAACCATATCCCCGGACTTTATACCTTTCTTTAATAAGTATTCGTTAGGATACTTCATTATGCCCATGAGCGGCTCCTCTGAGAAAGGCTTCTTGATATAACTCTCTGTAACACCAATTGGTTTAACAAAACAGTATTTATCATAAGCATTCCAATTAGAGCCATGCTTATACATAAAGAATTGGTCAGGCTCAATAAAGAATAAGTCATCTTTAAAAAAAGACTTGCCACTTTTCTGCCGACCCTTCATGTCGTTATAAAACTTGAAAACATTATGGTGCACAAGAAGAGTGTCTGACTTTTGGATAGGTCCCTTATAATTTAATGGGAGTTCAACTACTTCAGCAAATCGATTAGAGAATTTGTAGTCTTCTTCAGAAGTGCTAACAATAAATTCAATACCACCTATTTGCTTTGTGTTGTCATACCTTCTTCCATTCACCGGCTTGGCTATGAAATAGAATGGAGACTGCATTAGATATTTATGTTATATTCAATTGAGATTGGAATAGAGGAGGTAAACTCTTTCCAAAGCACTACCTCCTTTTTTTCGTTAATGATGTATATTTTCATTGATTGCTTTGAAGAATCAAGTTTAATAAGATGTATTTCGTTAGTATCGCCAAGGACCTTCTGTCCTACAAGATAGTGCATAGCACTCCCTTTATAGTCGGCTCCTATCGATATTTTACGAATTTCCATTATATTTCCTCTTCTTCCTCTTCAATAAAATCAACACCGGTCACCCAATCTTTTAGGAATGGGAATGACTCTAGTCCTTTTGGATTAACAACACTAATAGGGGTGAAGTCAAATTCCTTCTCACCTAATTCAGCAATGTCCTTGGTTAATTTCTTGATTCCTTCTTTGGTGAACTTGTATGCACCTTTCTCATCAAGGAGTAGACAATCTTTGTCATCAACTTGTGCATTGTCAATTCTTAATCCTTCGATTTCTGACTGCAATGTTTCGTGATGAGGCTTGATTTTCTCGTAGATGCGGAATAACTTCTTTTGAGTTTTGCTTTCTTGAGAACCGATTACGGAATTGAGGTTAGCAACTAACGTGTTAATTTGATTAAATTTCATAATGATTTAATTTGATTTATATAACAGTAATAATTTATTCTGAAACTTCTTCTATTGGCTCAACAACAGGAGGAACATAATCCCCTATAATAGTTAGATTCAACTGTGCTGCTACCCAATCATACGCATAATCATTTGTCTGCCAATCATCATAATCTTGACCTTGCATTGTTAAATTTCCTTGTGCAAGTTGTTGCAAACTCTCACTTGAAAGAGTGTAGTAAAAGGTTGCAGAATTGATTAGATTGTCATTAATTACATAAGCGTTTAATACTGATGCTTGTTGGACTGTGCCATTATCCCATATAGAGATAGGTTGAATTGTTTTCATATTATTTGATTAATAATTTTATAATTTTTATTATTGTGTAGCTGCAGTCACTTTAACTCCTACATAAGACCCTGCATTTGTGTTAATTGTTATGGTTGTTCCTGAACCTGTTACACTTTGCAATAAAGACACTGTACTTGACGATGCAGTTAAACCATAAGATGCCCATGTCCCCGCACTATTTCTTGCTATTGTTGCTATACAAGTTTGAACAGAGCCTCCACTACCAAATATTGTTATAAACATGGTAACTCCTAATACATTACCACTTATAGCAAGTGATGGGAATTGAGCAGCTACATCAAAAGAGTGAGCAGAATTTGGACCACTTAAACTTATAAATTTTTCACCATGATTACCTAATTGATTAGATGTAAATCCACTAATAAATGTGTTTCCACTAACCTGCAACTTAGCTCCATTATCTGTTGTAGTTCCTATTAGTACGTTACCACCTGATGTGATACGCATACGTTCGGTATCAGATGTTAAGAAACGAATTGGAGTATAAATACCAGTTGTATTATAAGTAGCGCCAATCGAAGATAATCCA